GCGTTTCCCTTGGACACGCAGGAGGTGGATGTGGCGGTCGAGGCTGCGTACAAATTATTATCAAGCACTACCAGAGAGAGGATCTCGTTCTGACTGTGAAGAGTCTGCGCTCGTTCTATCCACGCGCTAGCGCCGTCCCACTCGAGAAGCTTTCCACCGTCATAATCGACGCCGACATTATAATTAAATGTGCCAGCTACCAGTTTTCCATAGAACTCACAGAGAGAGGTAATCATGGCATTCCCTGATTGCGGAGCGCGCTCAATCCATGCGTTAGTTCCATTCCACTCGAGAAGCCTGCCAGTTCCAAAACCTCCACCATAGAGCTTCCCGTTGTATACCAACAGGGAGGAGATGTCCGACTCCCCCCCGAACTGACCGGCTTTCTCTACCCACGCATTAACTCCATTCCACTCCAGGAGCTTTCCATGGGGATATGTCCCGCCATAGAGCTTCCCGTTATACACTTTCATGGAGGAGATATCAGTCTCTTCTCCGAACTGACCTGCCTTCTCTACCCACGCATTAACTCCATTCCACTCCAGGAGCTTTCCGTGAGGAGCCGTCCCCCCATAGATCTTTCCGTTATATACCACCAGGGAGGAGATGTACGTCTCATCTCCGAACTGACCGGCTTTCTCTACCCACGCATTAACTCCATTCCACTCATAGAGCCTGGCATGCTGAGCTGTACCGCCATAGATCTTCTCATTAAACGCCACGAGAGAGCAGATCTCGCTTTCATGAGGGGATCCGAGTGGAGGGGCTTTAAGAACCCACGAGTCTTTGCCATTCCACTCGAATAGCAGTGCGGACATATAGGTGCCTGCATAGATCTTGCCATTGAATACTATAAGCGAGTTAACATAAGTCTGCCCGTAGTACTGAGGTGCAACCTTATGCCAATGTGCCAGTTTGAAATCCGCCTTCAGCCGCACGATATCACCAATACTGAGAGCTATTCAGTTTCTCCCCGATCTTGTTCATGAGTTTCTCATCATGTTCTTCAAGTAGTTCGGAGAGTTCTGCTTCCGACAGGCCGGACCCATTGATCACGGGGCTGTAGTTGACCGTGATATTCTGGTTTACTGAGGGCTTCCCGCCGAACCGGGCCACCGCTTGGTCGATGCCGCCTACCCACTCCCCCCCGGGTCGGTCGCCCACAATTGCCAGCGTGGGCCTCGGAACATAAACGTCCCCTTCTGCGAATGTGGGCAGCCAATATATTCCGCCTTCGTAACCTCCTGTTTCAGGAGTAAACGATCCTTCGTACCCAGAATATGGTCCGGTGTACGGATTATATTCGTATCCACCGCCGCCTCCTACTTCTTGAACGTAGACTAGTTTTGTCACGGGACGGCTGGCGGCTGCATCGATGGCAGCGATGGTGGCTTTTGCCGCCGAGTCATCGACCTTGAGGGGCATCTTGCGCTCTTCCTCGATGTCTTCCTGGACCTTCTCAATGGAGGCCTCGGCATCTGTGGTGTCGATGGAGACCTGGATCTGCTGGGTATAGTCCTCGCCCAGGACTGCTCCACCGACGGCCTTCATGGCTTCCTGGGTCTCGGCTATGGCGTTCAGGTATTCCAGCTTCCAGTCGAGGTATTCAGAGCCTCCCTGGCCGATGTAGGCCCCTGGAAGAGGTCTGTCTGGCTCTCCTGCCACTTTGCGAAGTCTGAGAGGACACACTCGCAGCCCTCGTCCTCTTGAAGTGTCTCCTGCAGAGAGTCCCAACCAGTTTCGAGCTTTTTAGTACTATCAGCAGCTTTGTCTGCACTATCGGAAAGCGCATCGATAGCACTCTTGGCGCTTATTAGGCCATTAGAATACCTATAAAGGATCTCAACTTGATCTGCTGTGAAGAGATACGGCATGTTTTCTGACGTATAGATCATGGCCGACAGAAAGTCCTCCGTCTCCTTCTGCGCCCCATCGATGCCGCTATGCCATTGGGTCTTGAAGAAATCTATCTGAGTCTCCAGTGCCGGCTGGAAGGTGTTTTCCATGAACTCGGGGACGTCCATGACCTTCTCTTTAAACTCTGTCGGATCGGCCAGGATATCAGCCAGGTTGACGGATCCGGCTACATCCGTCATGGCTGTATTGAAGAGGCTCATATCGACGGTGGGCTTGATAGTCAGCCTCTCGCTGATGATCGCTGCCGCGCTCTCATAGTCTCCAGCTTCAAGGGCTGCTATGAACTCGAGCGCTGCCTCGCCGCCCATATCAGAGAACTGCTCTGGGAAGTATTCCTGCAGGAACTCTAACTCAGGCTTGAGACCGAGGAGTTCACTTGCCTCGGTCCCGTCGATGATTCCTCCGGACAGGGCCGCGCCGCAGACTCTCCGAACTTACCCATCTCCGTCGAGACGAATTCTTCCGCATCAACGATCTGAGAGAGGAGCTTCTCCTTGAACTGGTCACCGAAGAGATCGTACTCGCTTGCCGCCAGAGGTCTCTCCGCGGCCAGGGTTGCTATCTCTTCGAGGACCGATCTCAGGTTCTCGACCATTGGAGAGCGCATATTCTCCAAGAGGCTGCTGAAGGCAGCCACGCAGTCTCGCTCCCTGCCCGGCCGATTACTGCGCCCTCATTTTCCAGGCGATCTGAGAACTGCTGCCCGAAGTTTTCGGCGATCAGATCATAGTCGAAGGTGGAGATGATGTTGACAAGAGCCGCCTCTCCGATCCGGCCTTGCAGGGTGAGGGAGGTTGCCTCGCCCAGGGGTGCGCCGGCCTGAGAGAAGAGATCCCGGATGGCCTCTTCCCGGCTGCCGTATCCTGAGCCGGAGGCCATCTTCTGGCCATCGACAAAGAGGGAGACTTCGGTACCGTTTTTCGTGGCGTGGTATTTGATTTCGTACTGGACCCCATTGTCTTCGGCCACATTCGTGCCTGAACCTCTTCCGAATAGGCCGCCATACTTGTATCCCCCAGTCGACTGACTGCGGTTGATAATCGCCAGTGCCTCGAGGTCAGAGTATCCCGCCTCGAGGGCCGACCTGATAGCTGGGCTGGCGTTCTTGAAGCCTTCCGATACGGCACTTTTCGTGGTGTTGGAGATGGTATCCTCGGCTGCCTTGCTACCGGACTCCATACCTTTCTCGGTGCCTTCCTTGGTGGCGTCTTCTACGCCCCACCCCAACTTCTCGGATGCGTTCTCGTAGACGTCGCCTAAGAACCCCTCCAGTCCGGAGAGCTTCCCTTTGATGCTATCTGCCGTGCCTCCCAAACCCAGGGTGTCCGTGAGTGCGCCGATCGCATCAGCCGCGCCAGAGACGGCCGTAGGGATTGTGTCCGAAAGCCATGAGACCATACCGTCGAATGTCTCGCTTGCAGTGTCACCCACGGAGGATATTGCCTCTCCGAAGTCCTCGACATATCCTGATATGGTCTGGAATGTCTCGGATTCAGTGACTACCTCCGTCAGCTCCTCGCGAAAAGCGCTCACAAATGCTTTTCCAGTCTGGAAGGCGGTGTTGATGCCTTTGGCCCCAGCGACGAGGGTGTCAAGCTGTAGATCTACCAATCCGCCGATGCCATCGGTCAGGAGCCCCACTGCAGTTGTCGCAGGAGAAATTGCAGTAGTGAACGGCTCCCAGAGGTTCTCGCCTATCGTCCGGATATCATTTAGCCCTCCGGCTACACCCGAAATCACGGGTGTGAATGCTTCCAGGATCGGCCCGCCGATGTCCACGAATATGGCGTTTACCGACCCCTTGAGAACCTGAAATTGAGCCGATGCAGTGTTCGCCGCTGCGGCGAAGCTGTCACCAATCGAGGACCCCTTCTGGCCGGCAGCAACCGTCTCCTCTATGGCCTGTTTCCACTCCTCGGTATGGCCGATCATTTTTGTGAAGACATCCATGCCATAGGAGCCACCCAGGGCCTTTGAGACCTCCAGGACCTTATCGGCCGGCAGATTCTCCAGGGCCTGGCCGATGCTCAGCAGGGTTGCCGTTGGGTCTTGGCTGATCTGCTGCATGAACTCCTCGACAGATATGCCGAGGAGGTCGGTAGCTGCGGTTTGAGCATCTGTGTTTGTGGTGAGGTTTGTGATTGCCGAATCGAACGCTCCGGCAGCCCGCTCGGCGGAGGGGAAGACAGATGAGAGGACGCCACCCCAACCGGCGATCTCATAGGCGTTGGCCCCCAGGCCTGAGAGGGTACCTGAGACGCGAGTGGCAAAATTGAGGACGTCGGCCTCTGTGGCGTTCAGATTGTTACCGACGCTATCCACTGCAGAGCCGAAGTGCTGGGCAAACTCGTCAGCACCTTCAGCACCCTCTGGCAATGATTTTAGCTGGCCCTTGATTTTTCCGATGGCGACGGCTGCCTCCTCCGCAGGGATATCGAAAGCCGTCCCCATCTGGAGGGCAACCGAGGTAAAGCCGGCAATCTCAGAGGAGGCGACCCCCAGGGATCCGGCTGAGGTGGCAACACTCTGGATCTCAGAGGCTGCGACAGGCATGGTTGCCGACAGCTCGAGCAGATCTGAGCTCAGGCCGGCAAGCTCGGCGGTGCCCTTCTCTATGCCGGCGGTCTTGCTGATCTGGCCCATGCCAGTTTCCCAGGAGGATGCTGCCTGGATGGAGGCTACCCCCAGGCCGACCAAAGCAGCCGCGCCTGCGGTGGCTGCTATGCCGACCGGACCCAGAGCGGTGGCAACCTCGCCCACCGCGGAGCCGAGTGGACCGAATGAGCCAGATATGCCGGTGACCAGATCTCCGCCCAGCCTCTTCCCTGCGTCGAGGAAGTCTCCGCTGGAGAATGATTTGCTGAGCCCCTCGCTAATGCCGCTAATTCCGCTGCCGAACTTGGATTTGATATCTGATTCAATGCCAGATACGGCAGTGACGGACTTTGATCTGGCCTCATTCAGTTTTGATTCGAGCCCAGAGAGGTCTCCGTCAATGGTGGCGGTCACTCGCCCAACTTCGGTCATGAAATCTTTGCTCCGCTGATTGTTCAGCTTCAATCCCGGATAGGTGGCCCGCCCTCGCCTATCCGGCGCATCATATCTATGCAATCCTGCAGAGAGGGCTTTGGCGGTTCTTCTGCTGCAGGCTGCTCTGGTTTAGGAACTACATAGAATTCGTTGAACGGCGGAAGCCCCTCCTTCCACCATTTGGCCACGCCCACGGCCGCGGAGAACCCAGCGAAAGCAGCAAGCCTTTCCTGGCGCGCTTCCTCTCTCCTCCGGTGAGCGACCAGGGCGTTCAGCTCATTAACAGTCAGAGATAAAAATTGGTTCGGAGTGAGGCCTAGCTCTGCGTAGGCGATGTGGCTGGCGTGCTGCCAGAAGGATTCTTGAGCCGGGCTATCTTGGCTTGGCTGTCTGCCAGCTCCAGCCTGGCAATCTCTATCTTTGCATCCGCCTTCTCGATGGCTATGCGCCGGGCCTCCTTCTCGCGCTTCAGTCTCACCTCGAAATCGCCAATCATAGAAGGGTCGTTCACGACCAGGTAGCTGCGATACAGCTCTCGCTGCAACATCTCAAGATTGCCGCCTCTGTCCAGATAGGCCTGGATGGCCACTGCAGCCTCGGATGGCTCGCCCTTCTTGCCGTCCATCGCAGAGATCCCGCAGGCTGCCCCCAGGGCAGCCTCCATGATATCAGCCAGCCGGCCGTAGTTGGCTAGGATATATCCGGTGTTAAGAGGCTTGCCAGGCTGCCAGGCATCATGCCTTTTCAGGATCTCCTTTGCCCGCTGCTCGAACTTCTGCATGGCCTTGAAGTCCCAGCGGAGGATCCTCTCAGTGTCCATATCAAGCACGACAAAAGATTTTCCTGCATCTATCTTTTCATCCATTGAATATTACCTCTTATATACCTACAGCTCCGGGTAAATCTCTCCTGCACCCTTGATGGTGATGGCCTGCTCCTGCGCCTTATCCGGATTGGCGAGGACATGGTCCAGGCCCATGAGAATTCCCACGCCCACGAAGCTCTGCTCGCCTGTGTAGTTGCTGTACATCTTCGTGATCAGCCGGCCACCAATATCTGATATGGGAAGATCGCCGTTGTAGTAGAAGGCCTGGGCCGTAAACTCCCAGTTCTTCTTTCCAGTAATATGCGACTCCCAACCACCATCATCCAGACTCGTAGTAGGGATCTCTTTGCCGTCGATCTTCATCTTCCCGTCGTAGAGGTTCATCACCTTGGCGAAGTTGGCCTCGTCGCGGAGCTCGCCGCTTGCCTGGAAGTTGTCGCTCGGATCCTGCTCAGTCTCGAAGGTGATTGAGCCACGCAGGTAGTTGATGGTAAACCCCGTGGTGATGGTCACAAACTCGCCGACCCCACCCCCCTGCTTCTCGATGGTGGGCAGAGTGTTCTCATCCCAGTAGCGTTTCCCCTTGGCAACCTGGTAAGTCAGGTGATCCCCTGAGTCGATCAACTCTTCATCTGTGAAGATCACAGAGTCCGCTTCAGGATCGTCACGATAAAGAGCGGCGGAAAGGCCGCTCACTGCGGAAGTCATGGACTAGCCTCAGGTAATCTGGCTCAGAGCACCGCGGCCCCGGATAGTCCAGTCGGCTTTCTGCTGAGTGTTGGTGCCTGCAAGCACCAGTGTGCCACTGTTCACGCCTGCTTTGCCACTGAAGCCTTTTGGTGTGGCGGTGGGTGTGCCACTCGCAAGGATCTTGAACCACAGATCAGAGCCGGCTATGATGGCCGCAATCAGAAGAGCATATCCTGCGTCTGTCAGGATCAGGTTATGCGATGGTGTGACCTCCCAGGACTTGGCACCGGATATGCTGCTTCCCCAGCCCTCATCGTCGACGTTGGATGTATCTATCTCCTTGCCATCGATTTTCAGCTTCAGATCAGAGAGTTCCCCGATCTTGACATATGTCCCGCTCTCAGTAGTACATGCCCAGAGAGACCCGGACATTCCAGATTGTGCATTGGTCATTTCTTACTCATCTCCGTACCACCAAAATGGTTTTTATAATAAATCTAAAAACTATTGCTTGAAAATATTTTACGATAATAAGATTCATTCTTCGGTGATCGTCAGAGAGTCTATTGGTATCCTAAGAAGGAGCCTATCATCCGAACACCTTGAACTCAACTACAAACTTGTGCCGGCCGTCATCCAATTGACCGAGGTAGATAGGTGTCGACCTGGCCGCTCGGATCGCCTGCCGAAGAGTGCCTTTCTTCAGACTGAAATAGGACCGTATGGCCTCTGCCTTCGTCTCGGCTGCAGCAAGATTTTTGTCCACCACGTAGACCTGTATGCCCGGGCGTGGTGTGGAGCTGTCCACAGACTCCACGGGAGGCTCTCCGCCGGTGAGCATCACCATAATCTGTGCCGGCGGAGAGGGCCTGATATGCCATGCGAAAATGTCAGTCCCCAACACTGTCGCATATCCTGCCGAGATGATTGCTGAGATCATATCGGACACTAGGGACGTCATAATATTCTCCGGCGCACTTTCTCCTGGAGGGAACTCAGAGCATCATTGAACGCTTCCTCCAGCCATTTCGCCTTTCCCGATGGATGGTTGAGGGTGAGGTCCTCGTGCTGCCTGACGGTGTAGGGAGCTGCCGGACCGCCATATCCGATCTCGACCTGATTATCTGCCCGCAGAACAGCATGAGTCCCCTTCATCGTTCCTGTGTCCGTGGGGCAGTTCTCATCTGCCGCCGGCAGCACGTCTACGCGCGCCCACTCCTCCGCGCCGTCCATGACCGCTTTATTGGCTGCAGCGATGATCTGGTCCTGATTCCACTGTACTTTGGGCATTCAGATCTTGCCTTCGATGCTATTGACTTTAGAAAGAATCTCCCGTGCCTGCAGATCGTGGGCCTGTAACTTCTCAATCATCGAGTCCATGGCCTGGGTCATTTTGAGCTGGTTCTCGCATAGTTTAGATTGACTTTCGCAGGCGGCTTTCAGTTGGCTTCCCATTTGGGTGGTGACCCAATAGACCAGAAAGGCGGCGATGCCTATAGCGAGGCCCTGATTCGTAAGGAAAGCGATAAATTCCGATTCCACGCGGCCCACCTACCGGCTCAGAACGATCTTCCCGCCGCCGTATTTCCGGACGATCATGATGATGGTGAACAGAATGGTAGCGATGCCCGATATCTGCTCAGTAGTCAGATCCGCCCCGGCCACGCCAAATGAAACCAACAGGCTCGAGACCATTCCGATGAATGCCACGATCTCAGTCTTGGACTCCCATGGCATCTTGAAGTCCGCGTCCGTCATAAATATACCAACCCCTCTGATGTTGAATTGGTGATTGTTGTGTTCTCCACCGTCCTGTTGCTGGGCACATTTTCGAGCATTCCCTGCTGGCTGTTGGCCAGCGTCGGCTCATCTTGTGTCACTGTGGTGGCCCTGGACGCATAATGTCCGAGGTTTGGCAGCTCCCATCCACGAAACATGCTCAGATTGCCGTCCTGGGCAGCGTAGAGCTTCGGAACGGTGGGATCGACATGCTGAAGGTTGATCACCTCTGGAGGGGGCACATGTCGGATCTCGTCGGACGGCAGAGAGGCCGCCCCCAGACCGATGAGCGCCACGAGGAAGAACAGAGCAGCTCTCATGCTTTGTGAACCCCCTTATGGGCGCGCATGTACCCCAAGGCAATCTCTGGATCGAGGCCGAATGCATCGATGTACTCTTTCTTGGACATCTCGGTCCCTGAGCTGTGATGAAGATCTTCTCACCCAATGCAGTCTCCTTACAGCCAGCCGGGAGCTTCCACTCAAAGCTCGTCGGCGGTATGCATCCTGCGGCCTCATCATATGTGCCGTCGGTAAGCGGAACCACATTTACCGCGCCGCATATTCGGCATACGAATTCCTTAGGCGGGCTATCAGTTTCCCGCTCAGAGCCACAGTTGTGGCATTTTAGTGTTACCATTTTCCAGTCTCCCTATTTTCTGATTAGAGCTCTCCTCGCAGTTCTTTCTGGATGCATAGAGGCTTTCCGGCGTCGAATTCGGATCTCAAGCCACTCCAAATCAGCATACTCAAGGCTCTGCAGTAGATCATCCCAAAAGTCGATGTCCATCTCTGCCTCACGAATAGATAACTTTAGAATACACTTCAGACGGCGACTCTATGTCGTAGTCTATGCCCACCGCAAGCACCCGGATCTGTGCGCCAGCATAGATGACCTCGTCCCTGGCAGTGACAGCCACCGAACCGTCTAAATAGATCTGCATTGTGCTGACGGCAACAGTTCCATCGGCGGTGGTGATGTTCTTTACCTTATGCTGGACGGCGCAGGGGTATGAGACCGCCGTGCCGTATGTATCATCATACCCATCGTTCGACTGAAAGGGAGCGATGGACACGGACTGGGCCATCTCATCGCCGAAGTCCTCAGTCATCGTCATATGGCCCAGCCAAGTCTGTGTGCTCTAGTGCTGTTGGATATTCGCTGTCTGCTGTTTTCTCGCCCGCATCTGGCACCGCGGATACCATGTCAGCCCCGCAGATCCTTTCTTCCAGGGCAGCTACCAGAGATTGATACTGAGAGGTTAGGTCGCTGTAGTCAATCTGCAGGTCACCAATCTTCTTTGTTACCTTGTGGCTGCCGCGGGCCACGAGTGTCCTGGCGCAGCCGAGAGCCGCAACCAAAACATCACCGCCGGCCTGATCCAACTCATATGTGATCTCTGCGTCCGTGAGCAATGGCCGACTGCTGTCAGTGTCCTGGATATGGTAGCGGACCTTTTCCGCTGCAGTGTTCGGGCCGGTATAGGTGAACGCCATTCGACGGCCTCAAGTAAATCTCTATGTCCGGTCCCAGTACCAGATGTCAAGCTGGTTGCCGGTCTCGTCCGTTCCGGCTGCCTTCACGAGCTTTCCTGCGCCCACCATGTACTCGCTGGTGCGGTCGGTGATGGTGGCTATGGATGACTTTGTGGCTGCGAGTGAACCGAGATGAGCTCATCTCCGACGGCCATGCCGGCAACAGTGACATCGGTTGCAGCAGCAGTGCCGTCGGCCAGGACGTGCTTCAGGGCAGCGGTCTTGATTTTTACACCACCGGATGATACCGCGAGGGACGCATCCCCCGCTTTTACAGCCTGTACCCCGCTGGTATCATCCAATCCGTTTCCGGTAATGGCATCCACTAAATCCGCAACAGCCTCAATCTTGGAACCATTACCATCTGCATCTACAAAAGGTATTTTATCCGCTGCGACGTTGATTGTGCCATTATCCAGTTCGGATAGATCAACTTCAGCAACAATCCCAGATCCGACTTTAAGGCCCTTTCCAGACATCCGTGTTAGGATGCTTCTGGGTCTAATGGTAGACATGGTCTAGCCTCAGGTAATCGCTATCGGCACGATGAAGTTGTTGGTATGGATCTCGATGCCGATCCAGCCACCGATCTCTGCGTACTGGTTCTGGCCGGGCTGCCTCGGATAGTTGGCGTCCACGTTGTAGTCCTCCGGGATGACCAACTCTGCAGCCTGCATGCTCTTCATCACCAGGTAGACATACCCTGCCGGGAAGTAGTCGCTCCTGATCATCCAGGACAGGTCCGTCGCCTGCTTCCCGAAGATCCTGGTGCCGATCTTGTCAGTGTAGACCTTCCCCAGTTCATCCTCTTGGAGCAGATAGTTCATGTATGCAGGCCGGCCCGCCAGAAACAGCGTTCCAGTCAGCTCCGGATCGATGAAGTTCAGGGCGGCCCGGAGATCGTCGTAGGGGTCCATGACATTATCTGTCTCGGAGCCGTCCCAGGCACCATTGTTGTTGATTGTGGTGGTGCCGTCCCCTCCAGATGCCACGATGCTGCCAAGAGTGTTGGCCCCAGCAGCTCCTACCAGGCCGGTAAGGCCGAAGGTGGTATTGCCATTGATGATGGTGTAGTTCTCACGCCTCTGGCATTCCATCATGGCTATGCTGACGTTCCGATTCCAGGCGGTGGGATCAAGTTGCAGTTCGGCCTCATTCATCAGGATTGCATTGTCGATCCTGTAGATGGGGAAGAGGACGTCCTTGGCCTTGCTGCCCACCACATCAGGAGCGGTGCCTCCGAGGCTCAGCCTGGCGGTTGATATTCCGTCCTGCGCTGCAGTCTTGTCGATTTTCCGCACGATGTCCTTTCGGACTGTTGCAGAGACTCCCGGCCTCTGCTCTACTAGGCTCCTGCCTATGTAGCCGTCCTTGAACCGCTGCTGGAAGATGAGGATGGTCTTCTGCATGTTGAGCAGGACTTCCTGGGGGATCGATGCCCCGTAATTGAGTTCACCTACCATTGATAATCACCTCAAAGGATCCTGGCCTTCACCTGGAAGACCTTGTACACGAGATCGCTGTCAGCTACTGTCAGAGCCACGGTCGAGGGCAGCTCCAGGGTTATGACTGTGGATGTCAGGCTCTTGACCCTGTTGAGCATGGCATTGCCGTTTACGTCCTCGAGCACGATGTAGTCGCCCTCGGACAGGTTCAGGAGGGCCAGGTTCTGTGCAGTGAACGTGATTGCGGAGTCCCCAATGGCCACGTTGCCGGCCGGCGTCTTGTAGCTGGAGCTGGTGATAGTGCAGTCCTCCTGGGCCTGGGCGACGGCGGTGTTGACCCGCGTCTCACCCGCATTGGTTCCCGCCTCGTTCAGGACGCCGATGTAGCTGGCGGCGTTCCCCAGGGGCGCGCACTCGAGGTAATCGCCATCCTGGATCGATGTGTTGGCTTTGGAAATTACCAGAGCATTGATCTTGGCTCCGCCCCTGGCCACCCGGACCACGTCCGGCTTGCCAGACTTGTTGCTGGCCACGTAGAAGCCGTCATAGTCCAGGACCACGTTGTTGGCCGGCTGGACTGAGAAGCCTATCACGCCGCCGGAGTTGTCGTCCTTCGTTCCCTTCACGACTCCGGCAGCGGACCTGATGAGAGCCACACCGAAGCCGATGTTTGCGCCTGCGACCATTGGATCTATGCCGCACGGTCCGGCGTCTATCAGAGTATCTTTGAGCGCTGACATTTAGATCGCCCTCCCCCAGAGCTTATCCTGTTCGGCCTGCAGATCGAAGGCCTGGCCACCCTCGGTACTGGATAACCCTTTGAGCTTCTTCTCCTGGCCAATCTGGATGAACTTGTCTGCGTTCTCGACTATCCAGCCAGCCGGGTCCTTCTGGTAGGCCTCAAACAGCTCTTTGGCCTTCTCGGTATATCCAGACTTGAGCTTGGATGCAAACGATTCCAGGATCGCAGCATCCTGTGCCGCCTTCTGGGATTCTTTCAGAGTCTGTACCTCGCCCACGAGAGCCGCATTCTTCTGCTCCAGGGCAGCGTTCTGTTCCTTGAGAGGCCTGATGGCCTCTTCTATCATCTCTTTGATCTGATCTTCTTCCATAGTTGCTCCTCCTGGAGCGGATTTTGCGCCACAGTTGGTACACTCCATATTGAATCCGGCCCCATCTGCAGGGGTGACGACACCCTGCCGGACCATGGAATACTCGTAGAATACGTACGGGCCGCGCTCGATTGCCTCATAATGGACCCTCTCGCCGGAGCTATTAATCCACTCACCCGGCGTCATATCGAGGAAGCACGAAAAACCAAGCGAACCATGGATAGGCTCGCGGGACATGATGGCCTCGATTTCTCTCTGCGTGAGGTCGATCTCATAGAACTGGGTTATAGCGGAGACTTTCTTGCCCTCGGGCCGGTTAGCGATGTCGGTTAGCTGCCCGATCCTCCGGGCCTCCGGAGTCAGATCTTCGTGGTTCGTAAGGACGGTGAGGCCGTTCAGCCATTTCGAGTCCTTCGAAAATTCGGCGTATTCTCTGAGAACCGGTATTCCCCAACCATTATATACACCCTCAATGAGCGGCACGGTCGGACAGAATATGATACCATCCTTTCGATTGAGCCCCTTTGCCTCGAAAATGACATCAGCGTACCCCTTTCCAGATTCCTTCATTTCCTTTTTCTTCATCTTGATCTCCCTGACACCCTCGACGCATCGGCATAAGTTATGAAGCTTCGGCGTAACGCTTCCAGAAGATTGATATGCACCATCAGGCAGCCTCCGGCCCTCGCCTGCCAGGGCCGAGCACTGCGGGCAGAGTCGCTCATCTCCCGTGACGATCCTGTAGCCCTCATAGATGTGCGGATCTAGGATGCCCCGATTGCAGGCGTCTGCAGTCGTCTCATAGAATGCCCGTGCCCCGGCGGTGGTGGCCTCCTGGACTGCAATGTTCCGCGCCCGCTTGTTGAGCAGCTTCGCGGCGTACTTGGCGGCCCGGCGATCGATCTCATCATCTGATATCAGGCCGCGCCCCATGAGCCTGGCCCGCATCTGTTGCACTGCCTCGGCCCACCGAGGATCGAGGCCTATGAGCTGCCGGATCTCCTTGGCCTGCTGCTGGTAGGTGACACCATCTCTGTATCCACTGGTGATGATTTCCTTGATTGCCTGGCGCTGGCTTTCGGAGATGTACTTGATCTCCTCGGCACCGTATTCCTTGAGCCACTTGAGGGCATTCGGATCGGTGAGCGTGAAGCTGAGGGAGCTGCCGGCCGCCACCACATCAGCGATATAGGCGGCTGAGATCTCTGAGGCAGCCGGGAAGATCTCCTCTTCCAGGTGGGCCCGGGGGTCGTAGCCCTGCCAGGCCACGGCGTCAGCCACGTCTCCCGGGTCCTGCATGGCAGCGAGACGCCGCTCGATAGCCGACCAGTCGGTTTCCTTGATGGTCTTCCGGATGCTCGCCTTGAAGCGATCGTTCAGCTCATCGATCGCCTTGTTCTCGATCTTCTGCAGGTCCTCAGCGTGGCCCATGGTCTACACCGTAGATGGGTTCATGACGTTGTTTTTGTTTCCGAAGATCAGGGCGTGCTCGGCTGCAAGAGCCGCTATCTCCTCATCAGTCAGCGGATCAAGCCCTTCGAGCCGACGGTATTCGTTGATTGTGATTGCATGAGATCGATAATTTTCCAGGTTCCTCTGGTGCTCCTTTTCCTTGTCTGCGGGGCTCCAATCCCACCACGCAAACTCATCCACCAGCTCAAAACCATTCCACTCTAGCCACTGCGTCCACAGGTTCTCAAATGGCCGGCCCCACAGCTCTCTCTCCGAGGCAATATGCAAATCGAGGAGGGCCTTTGAGGGGGCGCTGGTAGCGCTGATGGCCTGGGCCGTCACCTCCAGCACATCACGTTTGAAGAAGAAGGCAATGATCTCCTCCCGGAGGTACTTATCAGCCTCCCAGGGGTTGAGCGGCATGGAGATGGTCGGGTACTCGATCCTCGTTCCCGCAAGAGCCACCTTTCGGTTGACATATGACTGGTTTTCAGCCAGATCATCGCAATGGTCTATGAGGTCCTGCATCTTGATGGGGATCTTAGCCTGGATCATGGATACGACGTCCCTGGCGTCGATCCGTTCGGTCTCATTCGGGACTGCAACCCTCCGCTCGGCAGTCATGCCATAGCGCCGCACTTCTTTCCAGGCCTCGATGCTCGGCTGGAGCACCTTGAGGAAGCTGATGTCATCCGGTACAGTCACGTCCTCGATGTAGAGGAGGTTCTCAGGGTCAAGCTCCCTGACTTGGCCGCCCCAGCCCACACCGCTCTGGAAGAATCGTATGGTATCCTCCGTGGCATCGTAGATGATGCCCGGCAGGATCTTGTCAGTGAGGTAGTCCTCCCCAGCCAGATTGCTCGCTGCAGTGCTGAAGCTCTGGGCCGGAAGGTGCTGGACCTCTGCGAAGTTGAGCCAGTTGTCCTCCTGCACGGTGGCGTACTCTGATATGGCCTGGCGGAAAGACCAACCATCTAGGGCGGCTGCCCGGACCAGACCCACCGTACCGCACCGGCGGGCCTTTCCTATCCGGCCTATGCGCTTCTCCTGGTTCCGGATCTGGGCCAGGGCCTTCTCGATGGCTGGACCCTGGGTGTCGTCGGATGGATCGATGGGCTTCAGAACGTGATCGAATCCAGAGAAGCATAATCGAGAGAGCCCAGACAGGGACTCCAGGACGACGGGAACAGATCGGTTAGCTGCTATCCTATCGGGCGTGATGGCTGAGCTGCGATCTATCCAGCCCAGGGGCTGACCGAACCGCACCACAGGTGATCC